GTATGAGACCCTCCTAACCGGAGGCTTTAGCGAGTGGTCGTAACCCTCGCTTTTGGTCGAAGGAATGAGACCTGATTCCAGCGTAATAGAACTTATTCAAAAGTCAACCCTTTTGAGGCAAAGCCGCATAGTTGGAGTAGAGGAGGTCCCCTGGGGTTGGGGGCCTCCTTTCCTTTTTTGAGGTGGCTTTAGTAAAGGCCACCTTGCTTACTAGACGTGCAACCATTGAAGTTGTGAGCCGAGAGCTGACTTGTTGTCAGTGCGGGGAGCATCTCATTCATGGTCGTAGGGTAGCTATGCTTCAATTCTCCGACCACGAGATAGAGCCATGCTGTATTCGGTGCTTGGTTCAAATTATTTTGGACTCAACCGAGATAATTTTGGTACTCCCCGACCCACTATCGGTGTATAAGGGGTGACCGAGACCGCGCTAACGCTTGTCACCCCTTGGAAGTAACCCTTCAAGGTTACAGGCACCCTGCTTGGGTCTCTTTTTCAAAGACGTAGCCGCGCTTTAGTAGCTTGGGCAAAGTCTCGGACTTAACGGAAACTGTTTGGATTTGGGAGAGTGTCCAATCTCCGCATCCCAACGTCACTCACGTTCAGCGAGAGTATGTATCATGCTATTAAATCCGCAATTTACGTTTGAAAAAGTTCGTTTTGACCAGTCCACCGACCTGCACTTGGTGGTATCCGTCACTGCACCCAAGAGCGATTGGCAAACCCATCGCCCTCCGTTGTGCATCATCCCAGCTGTTGATCGATCGGGTTCAATGCGCGGGGAGAAGATGGCCTACACGAAGAGGTCATTGCTCAAGCTGATTGAACACCTAACGGCGGACGATACCTTTGGTTTGGTGAGCTTCGCTACCGACTCTACGGTTGACTTTCCTGCTGAGAAGATGACCCCGGATGCCAAGGCGCGAGCCAAGAAGGTTGTCGACGGGTACCGAGACTACGGCAACACCTTCCTCTCCGGAGGCCTCATGAAGGCACTAGAGATGGTGAGTGGACTAGACCTTGGTGATACTACGATCACCCGTATCATCCTATTCACTGACGGGCAGCCAAACATTGGTGTGACCCAATTGGATGGGTTGGCTGGTTTAGTTGAAACTAGTCGTGGTCGCGCGAGTGTTTCAGCTTTTGGGTATGGCTCTGATGCTAACCAAGAGTTGTTGAACGCCATGGCTACAAAAGGTGCTGGCAACTATGCCTTCATCCAGGACCCTGACTCGGCTCTTGCGGCTTTCGGCAAGGAACTTGGTGGTCTACTAAGCACCTATGCTCAGGACCTGATCATCGAGCTGACCCCGCACGAAGGTAACCAAGTACTTGATATCGTTTCAGACTTTGACGTTGAGGAGATCATCACCGGTGAAGCTCGGATCAAGATCCCCCACATCCTGTCCGAGGAGACGATTGACATTGTCATCAAGGCCAAACTTGCTGCTCAGAAGCATCCAGGTCCACGTCAAGTCAATGCTGTTAGCGCCAAATTGTCTTGTCAGGTACTCGGGGCTGATGGAAAGATGCAAATTGAAACGGCTGAGGGTAACGCCAAGGTTCAGTTCGTCAAAGTTGGTGAGGAGCAGACTACTCCGACCAAGGAAGTCGATGAGTTGGTAGCACGGGCTCAGCTTCTTCAGGTGCAGAATCAAGCTGAGGCGGCCGCTCAACGTGGTGACTATGCCACTGCTGGACTCTGCTTCGATAGTATGAGTGCCAACTTCTCAGCACGTGGCCTAGGTGGAGTAGCTGCAGCTTCACATAGTCTTCGTTCAAAGTATACAGATCAGCACGTCTATGCCAAGAGCGCTGGTAGTCGTATGGGTTTGAATCGAGGGTTGAATAGGGCTCGGGCCGCTTCAGCCATGGGAGATAAGGATCTTGAGCTGCTCTGTAGCCTTGGGATTAGCGACACTACAAGTGCTCAGGATGGTATGATGAGGAGCTTTCAAGAGCCCACCGTCGAGCCTGCAGTCATCAATAACCCGCTTGGTGCAATCGGTATCGAACCCCCAAAGGAAGAGCCAGTAGTTCGGTCCCCATTGACCAAACGACGTACTACTCAATGGTAAGCACTTTGGGTGATTGACAGAAAGGGCTCGGTAACTCCGGGCCCTTTTCATTGGTGTACTTCGTACCCATGATTAATGACGAAGTATACATATCAACCGACATTGAGTCGGATGGACCAATCCCGGGCCCTAATTCAATGCTCAGTCTTGGATCTGCTGCTTACTTACCAGATGGTAAGCGAGTTGGTACCTTCTCAGTCAACTTGGAGACTCTTCCGGGCGCGCAAGGCGACCCAGATACTATGAAGTAGTGGTCCGAGAGACCAAAGCAATGGGAGGAGTGTCGTAAGAACCAACAGCCACCTAAAGAGGCTCTCATCTCTTTAGGTGGCTGTTGGGTTGGTAAGATGCCAGGACGTCCTGTGTTCGTCGGGTATCCAGCTACATACGACTTTGCATTTGTTCATTGGTACTTGATCAAGTTCATCGGGTCTAGTGTGTTTAGCTTCTCGGCGCTTGACATGAAGTCATTTGCTATGGCGATCCTAGGGGCTAACTTCAGAGGTACCACTAAGAAAAATATGCCTAAAGAGTGGCTCACCGGTCTACCTAAGCACACGCATGTAGCGGTTGATGACGCCATTGAGCAAGGGGTTTTGTTCATTCGTATGCTTAAAGCTTCTAGGGTAAGCTAATGACTTGCGAGTGCTACAAGATACATGTTATTCAGAAAAACCCTCTAGGAGGAGTTTACGCTATACACAACACGATTAACCACCATTGCTATATTGGGAGTACCACTGATTTTAGAAAGAGATTCGACCTCCACCGTCATCTCTTGAGGGGTGGTAAGCACCACTCACCTCACCTTCAGGCAGCTTGGAATAAATATGGTGAGGATTCATTCGTATTCTTTAGGCTTGCATTCATAGATGACAAGCAACAGAGATTGTTAATAGAGCAGACCCTACTGGATACTCTGTCCCCGAAATACAACGTGTCCCGCTCGGCAGTGTCTAGTGAGGGCTGTACTCGAAGCCCTGAAACGAGAGCTAAGTTACGTAAAGCAATGCAGGATCCTAGTAGGTTGAAGTTTATTCGTGAGTTAGGGCTTAAGCCTAAATCGGAAGAACAACGATCTTTGATGGCAGAAGCTCAACGTGGGAGACATCACTCGGATGAGGCTCGTGCAAAGATGAGAGCCTCCAGTGCTATTCGTTGGGCTAGGGTTGAATCTAAGGGTAAACCTGCAAGGTAAAGCCTGTACTCCCATAAAACAGCGGTCACAAAAGAGAATCTGAACCGCTAACCGGTGTAATTACTGAGATGTCCTTCAAGTATCAGGCTCAAAAAGTCGGTGACGCCCATTACGTCCTTCCGCGTTGCGGAACGATGAAAGTGGAGGCGCATGCTTTTATATCAGAACCTCTCTTCGAGGCTTCTGAGGAGCAGCTTTGGAGGCAACTTGCCAGTGGAGCATCCTATGATGGAGTGACTGGTGCTTATTTGATGCCTGATTGCCACCCTGGGTTTGGCATTCCGACTGGGTGTGTCCTAATCACGGACAAAACTCTCATCCAAGCTGGGTCAGGGTACGACATCTCTTGTGGGGTTCTGTACTTGAAAGTCAATCTCTCTGCTAATTCGGTCAGGAGCTGGGATAAGCGGGAGCGGTGGGTTCAGGAGGTCGAGAAGCGGATCTCTACGGGGAAGAACTCTTTTGTCCCTAATATGCGTCCATCCTTCAATAGCCGTCAGGTGCAGGACATTCTTCGATACGGTGCCAAGGCTATTGGGGTGCCACGGGAGCTCTGCGAGCGGCATTACATACCGATTCCGGATGACACTAAGCTTACAAAGATTGATCGTGCCTACTCAAGGGTGCTTCCCCATATAGCTTCTGTTGGCGGGGGTAACCACTTTGTGGAGATGCAGGTCGACAGGGATACTGGAGAAGTATTCGTCATGATCCATTGCGGATCCCGCGGGTATGGGTGGCATACGGCAAACCATTACTTTTACGAAGGGGCTAAGCTACGGAACCTCCACCCAGATGCTCGAGAGGATTCCTGGCTTTACATTGACGAACCTCTTGGGCGAGAGTACTGGGCATACCATAATTCGGCCGCTAACTTCGCTATCGCCAATAGGCATCTGATTGTACGTGGGATTCAAGAGTCAATTCAGGAGGTCTTCAACACAGACTCTGAAGTTTACTACGAGATCTCTCACAACTTGGTCCAAGAGGAAACCCTGGTACTTCCGGATGGTACTACGAAGAAGGGGTTCGTTCACCGGAAGGGTGCAACCCGAGCATTCCCAGCTGGTCACCCGGAACTGATCGGGACCCGCTGGGAGAAGACCGGCCACCCATGTCTAATACCGGGATCAATGATGGATGGAGCTGCTATCCTGTTTGCTGAACCAGGGGCCTACCAAACTGCTTGCTCAGTGAATCATGGATCTGGTAGAAAGATGGCTCGTGGTGAAGCCAAGAGGAAGTTGGAGCCCGAGCAGCTCCGGATTGACGATGAGATGAGGACCGTCAAGCGCGAGTTTGCTGGAGTGTCCATTGAGGGTATTGTTGGAAACCACCAGCACACGCCATTGGATGAATGCGAGCACGTGTACAAGGACCTCGATGAGGTCTTGGATGTTCTTGAGGCAAACAAGATCGCGAAGGTTGCCCATCGATTGTATCCTGTAGCTAATATTAAGGGAAGCGACTGAAATGGACGAGAAGACCTTAGTCAAGAAGAGCAGGCACCTGAGTAAGGTTCTCCGTCATGAACCGGATTCAGTAGGTATTACGCTCACTGAAGCCGGTTGGGCTCCAATATCGTCTATTCTTTCGGCCTTGAACCTCAAGCGAGAAGAACTCAACCAAGTCGTAGCAGAGAACAACAAGAATCGATTCGAGTTCTCCGAGAACGGGATGTTCATCCGAGCTCGTCAAGGGCACTCAGTAGAAGTGGATCTGGGGTACCCAGAGGCTACCCCACCGGATACTCTCTACCATGGTACTTCACGTCAAACAGTATCGGTGGTTCTTCGAGATGGCATCAAGAAGATGCTTCGACACCATGTGCACATGTCACCGGATCTCGAGACAGCTAAGGTTGTGGCCTCGCGCCGGTCCGACCCAAAAATCCTTAAGGTTGATTCTAAGTCCATGTCAGCTGCAGGGATCAAGTTCTACCTAACAGGTAATGGTGTATGGTTGACTGATTATGTCGACCCAAAGTACGTCAGCGAGTACCACTCCTGAGATTTATGGTAAGAACTCGAAGCCACAAGGGGTGACCCCTTCTGTTGTACTGATCAATCCTAAGTTTCCGCATAATGTTGGAGCCGCCTTACGGGCGGCTTCTTGTTATGGAGCCAAGCAAGTTTGGTTCACAGGGGATCGAGTGGAGCTTGGTCTCAAAGGGTCGAAGCGTCTTCCTCGTGAAGAGCGTATGAAGGGGTACAGGGACGTCGAGCTTCGACATTATGACCGGGTATTTGATCAGTTCGAGGATGTAGTACCGGTAGCGGTAGAGCTACGACCGAACTCCGAGAGCCTTCCTCAGTTTGATCACCCGAAGAACGCCATCTACTTATTTGGTCCTGAGGATGGCTCTATCCCGCAGATGTACCTGCAGCATTGCCATAGATTCGTGGTCATACCCACACGACATTGCGTGAATCTAGCGGCTGCTGTCTACACTGTCCTCTATGATCGTCAATGCAAATTGTGTCCTGATATCACTATCCAAGACAGCCTAGCTGAACAACGATTCGACTTTCCGGAGAACGTTGAGTTAGCTACCTACCTCGGATTGGGTTGACTATGAGCCTCGACATTGAAGTTTACACTTGGGATGAAGAGCGAATCAAAGATGAGGTAACGCTCCGTCTCGACCCTGAATGGGTCTTCAAGATTGGGTCTTCAGAAGACCAAACCTCTTGGGTAGCTTCAATTCTAAATCCGGATGGAGTAGAGGTTTGGGACGGCTCAGCGTTGACAGCACAGCTCGTACTTCTTGATGCTCTAGGTTGGTTAGAGAGTCGACAGCACAAGGTAGCAGATACAAGCCCATGGGTTCGTCGGCGCGGGGATCTCAACCCTCAACGAGTTCATGAGATTGCGTACTCGAAGTCGTTTGGGCCTCCAGACCCTCCACATCTGGACCTAAATGAGATTGATTCGGTTGTTAGGTCCGTTAGGAAAGGTAAATGATCTAGCTACTTGTTGCAATTTCTGACCCGCTGGTGTAATAAGGGTCTCCCACAGAAGAGATCTAAAATGCCAGTAAAATACGGATCAGACATTCGAACTCGTCTCCTCGCAGGCGTCAATAGGTTGGCAGATGCAGTCGTAGTTACCCTTGGGCCTAAGGGTAGGAATGTTTGTATTGACAAGGCTTTTGGATCCCCACTTATCACCAAGGACGGAGTGAGTGTGGCCAAGGAGATTGAACTCCCTGATCCTTGGGAGAATATTGGTGCCCGATTGGTGCGTGAAGTAGCGTCCAAGACGTCGGATGATGCCGGAGATGGCACTACTACGGCTACAGTACTGGCGCGTTCAATGTTCATTGAAGCGAATAGGTGTTTGGTATCTGGGATGTCCCCGGATACTTTGAGTCGTGGTATGAATCAAGCTCTGGCTTACATCGATAAGGGGATCGCTGATCAATCCTTCCCGGTGAAGTCCCGCGAGGATGTGGAGAGTATTGCTACGGTTAGCGCCAATGGGGACTCCAACATTGGTAAGATTATCTCGGAAGCGGTCGCCAAGGTTGGTAAGGATGGGGTCGTCAACATCGAGGAGGGACGTGGGATGGGGATCACCATCGAGGCAACCGATGGTATGCGAATAGAGAGTGGACTCATCAGTTCCGACTTTCGTACGAACCCAGCAGAGGATTGCTCTGAATTGGAGAATCCCTACATCTTCCTGACGGACATGAACCTGGATATGATCCGTCCTTTCATCAATATTCTTGAGGCGGTAGCCAAAGAGCAGCGACCCATCATCTGGATTGCACCTGACTTCGGAGGTGAAGCCCTGGCAACCCTTTGCCAAAACTTTGGTGCCAAGGTCCTTGTATCTCAGTTGGTAAAGGCTCCCTCATTTGGTATGCAACAGTTCGAAATCCTTCAGGATATAGCATCCTTGACTGGAGCTACCTTGTTCTCGAAGGACCTCGGGATGACTTTCCCGGGGGTGACTTTGGATCAGTTTGGGACCGTACGGTCAGCGAAGCTCACTACCAAGTACATGACCCTTGTTGAGGGTGGCGGGTCTGAGGAAGCCATTGATCTAAGAATAGCCCAGATCAAGGCTCAGATTGAGCGCTCCGGGTCCGAGTATGACCGGGAAAAGCTGCAGGACCGTCTTGGTAAGTTGCTAGGTGGTGTCTGCTCAGTGAAGGTTGGGGCTCCTTCCGAGATTGAATTGAAAGAGATCAAGGCTCGAATGGAGGATGCTCTCTACGCCACCAGGGCGGCCATTGAGGGGGGTTTGGTTCCAGGTGGGGGTATGTGCCTTGTGAGGGCTTCCTGGTTCGCTAATACGTGGCTAGAGTTCCACGGTGAGGACATTCCGGAGCCACTCCCAGCCAATGAGGAAGAGCGGGCTGGATTCAAGATCGTACTTGAAGCGTGTTTGGAACCTTTCCGAGCTATCCTCAGTAACGGTGGGGTGCGCAACCCGGACAAGTTCTTAGATAAGGTCCAGGAGTCAGAAGACGAGTTCCTTGGTGTTGATGCTCGAACGATGACTTTGACCAACCTCAAGGATGCAGGAATCCTTGATCCGACTCGGGTGGTTCGCTCCACAATCTTCAATGCGGTCTCGGTGGTGAGCACCATACTGATGACGGAGACTGGTATCTACAACGAGAAGAAGCCTGACCTTGGTGCTGCGGCGATGGGATGACCACTTTCCCTAACGAAAAAGTCCAACACATTATTCAGGAGACCTTCCCTAACTTCTTGGAGCATTGGGTTGATAAATACCCAACATTTGAGGAGGCTTGGAATTTATGCAGGTCGGGGGCTACTATGGTGGGCATACTTTTGGAGTATGCCCCAGACTCCGTAGATTTGCATTGGGTTGGGCTAAGATCTGCTAAACGTGCGCTGGGGATCTTGACTCAGGTGAATCAGAAGCCCGAGTTCCAAAGAAGTTTGGATATCAAAGAGATTTGGCTGAGGGGTAAGCTGAGTGACTCAGTCTTGGAATACAACCGGAACATAGTCACCCCGTTAGTACTGGAAGCTGATGAGGCTGCAAAAGTATCTATGGGAGATGATGGATCTCTTAACCCTATATTCGGCCTGGATATGTTTATTGCCCGGTCTGTACTGAATTCGAATCACTCAGATCCTTTTTCAGCCGTCCTAGCGACTACCTCAGCTGCTTCAGCCTTCTGTATCACGAACCGACAGCACTTCAACGATGAGTTGTTGCGTCAAGCAAACGACGTTCGAGAATTCTTTCCGGCCACCTTCTTCTCTCCGCCCGTGGTGCGTAAGAGCCGATATGAGCGTGAGTGGGTGATCTAGTTATCCCTGGTCCTAGTTGTGGACCAGAGACTGTTCAAGATAGCGGGACGGCGCCCAGAGCGGCTCACTAGGGCTGACACTCCAGAAGTAGCCCGAGCGATGGCTGCCTACTATCGTCATCAGGCTCAAGTGACCAAAGGTGTACTCAACGAGGTCGCCTATGTTCGCTTGTACAACCCTGGTATCATCGATGTCGTCATTAGGTGGGACGATTGGGTCAAGATTCTTCCGTATGTCACGGATGGGTCGTTTGATACAACCATCATTCCGGAGCCAACCCTGTTCGTGGCTCATATTGCAGTCCTAGCTAGTGCCTCGACGATTGATCAGACTGATGAGTTGTACCAGAGAATTCTCGACGTACTCAATCAACTGTTCACTGTAGCGTTCCCTCAATCCTCATAGGTATTCAAATGCCAGATAGATTCGATGCACAAGGCGTAAACCCAGGTCTTGCAAACCAAAAAGCACCTCAACCTGAGATCATCCACCTGAAGTGCCCAAACCAGAGGTGCAAGTCGGTTAGAGCTACTGAGTTGAACAAGCAGGTTACGAATGAGGTCCAGGGGGCCCCTCACAATCGTATGTATCAATGCGTTGAGTGCATGCATATTTGGGGCGTACCAACTGGCGGCTATGTGGCTTTCTAGGTAGATCATGGAACTAAGCACCCTTAAGGAATTTGAGGCTAACACTAGGTCGTATATCCCAACCTTCTCAGTGAAGTGGAAGGACAAGAGCCTAGTTCAGAAGTTACTAGGGGTGCTTTTGTTCTTTAACCCACTGTACTTGAGTGGGTATATCACCACGTTCTACCCGGTAGTTTGGTTTCCATCTCAGGCTGAGTACGAGAAGAAACCAGTTGATTCATTGATCGTGCTAGCGCATGAGAGAGTTCACTTACTTGATGCTGTCCAACACGGGTGGTGGTTTAGGTTCTCATACCTCTTACCCCAAGTTCTATTCATTCCGCTATTATTTGGCTCTATCGCTTGCGTGATAGGAGGCCATACCTTGTACTCATTGGTTTACTTGGGGTTAGGTCTTGTAGTCCTAGCGCCTTGGCCAAGTCCGTGGAGAGTCCAGTGGGAGAAGCGAGGGTACGCGATGACCTTTGCAGCTAACTACTGGTTGTTCGGAGTTATCTCGAGCCAGCTGAAGCAGAAGATTAGGACTCACTTTCTTGATTGGTCCTACTACAAGATGTCTAGAAATCCGAAGGATATCGATAGTTGGATAGCAGGTGTCGTGGCTGACATTGAAGGGGACACTATTCGTTCAGATGTGGCTTACTACAATGTTCATAGCTTTTTGCTGAGTAAAGGGTTGTTACCAAAATGAGTGACCCAGTACTCGGCGTGATGCGGTGTACCCAAGAAGGCTGTGGAGGCCATCTCGGATCAAGCGGCCAGGAAGTCACACGGTTACTTTGTGTGAAGTGTGGTCAGAACTACAGAGTTTGTGTGTTCCTGGAACCAATTGATCCGAAGAAGTACGAACTATCCCTCCCGCCTTCGGTGGAAAGTGTTAGATGACATAGTCGGCCAAGAAGAAGCTGTTAAATACCTTCGTCGATTTGTAGCCGGTTTTGTAGATAAGCCGTTGCTACTGGTTGGTGATGAGGGCACAGGGCGGCGATCCTCGGTAATGAAGGTTGTGCTGGAGATGGTTGTAGCCAAGAGGGGCGCCACCAGTCCAGAGGCTATTCAAGTGAGGAACGGAACTCACCCTGATGTAGTCACTGTATCGGCTCCAGAGGGTAAGGAGATTGGAGTCGAACCGATACGTGAGATGCTAGACCGCTCGGTAATGCACCCGATCTCAGCACCACATAGATTTTTCATTATCGATGGGGTGGATCGGATGACTCCAGCGGCGGCGAACGCTATTCTGAAGAAGATTGAGGAACCACCTGCGTTGTCTAGGTTCTTTCTCCTAGCAGAATCGTACGACCAGGTGATACCTACCATTCGCTCAAGGTGTGGTCGGGTGAACTTTCGTCGTTTGCCTGAATCCTTCATATTTCAGAGGTTATCTGAGTTCGAGCTCGACCCTAATAAAGCACTTGTCTATGCTCGCCTAGGTGAAGGTTCGGTAGGCCGAGCCATAAAGTATTGGGGCGCTAATCGCCTCACATTAAGAGACTGTGCGCTTACCATGTTGGAATCCAGCGCGATAGGAGATGTGTCGTCTGCATTCTCAGTAATTGATGAGGTGAGTAAGGAACTGAACCTCACCCTCAAGTTCTTGATCTTCTTGGTGCATGATGTCCTTGTTGGCGGTGTCGACCAGTCTAGAGTCATTAATCAGGACCTTGAGGAAGAACTATCTTCTATGAGATCTCGTGTAAAGTCCTCTACTTGGAGCAAATTGTGGGAGGGCCTACATACTGTTAGTGACAGGAATGAGTCGTCATACGTTAACCTAGGGTTTCAATTGAAGTCGGCGTTTGCCACGACCTTCTGTGGTGGGTGAGTCATGGGATTTCGATTCACAACACCAGTAGTCGTGTCTTTTGGCGAGGAACCATTCTTCCTAGATCAGGATATCAAGATGTTTGGTAGTACCAAGGGGTACGCGATTACCTATCTTGATGGTTCTGAGGTTAGTGGCTCTAAGGTAGTGTCCACATGCGTCTCTAATCAGATCAACTTCGACGACTTAGACAACTCCCCAACTAACTTAGTGATTGTTGATAATGCACACAAGGTAAAGGTTGATAAGGCTCTCAAATCGTACCTGGATGGTCTGGAAGCCAAGGATCTGTCTGCAATTCTAGTTGGTATTTTTAGGTCTGCTTCGGTTACGGGAGCTTGGTCCAAGTTGGGGCCCAAGGCTGTTATCCGAGAGTACAAGAAGCTCAAGACCTGGGAGGACAACAATGATGTTGTGAAGTGGGTTCAGGATGAAGCTGCACGTCTTGGTCTGAAGATCGACAGTGCTATCGGTACCTTCATGTTCAAGGTGGCAGGCGATGACCTGTACCGACTTTCAAGTGAGGTCCACAAGCTCAAGTTACTACTCGGCAAGGGTATTGTAACTA